AAGATACTAGCTAATACAGAAGCTGATAATGGACCTGAAGGGTTTTTAAAAGTTATATTTGATGCATCTATAGTAGTTAAATCATTTGCAGGAACATTAGATTGTATTCCACCCCCAGTAAGGTATTTTACAGTAAGAGAACCAGAAGGCACTAATCCATATTCTTGTGTAAAGAATACCCCAGCTTCATTATAATTATTTGTTAAATCTGTTATACCAGGTACTAATCCTGCTTGAATACTTCCCGCTGTTGGGACTATTTGTGAATCTGTTTTACTACCAGCTCCATTAGACAAGCCAGCTCCAAATTCAAGTTGTAATGTATTATCTGATAATATTCTAGATACAAAACGACGAGGAGTTCTTTGAAGTTGTAATAAATAAGGAACTTGATCAGTAGTAAAATTAGGATTAGCAATTTTTTGATAAACTGATGATTGTGCTAAGTAAGGTACCTCATACCAAAAATTACTATCACTACTAGTAACATTTAATATTTGTAATATATTTGTATCTACAATATTAGACGTTGCAAATTTTTCAGTACCATTAAAATCTAAACTAACTTCTTTTATTTCAGCTGATATAGCTGGTACTGATTTTTTAAATAAAAAGTAATTATTGTCTACAAAAGTAATTTCGGCACTACTTGTAACTGTAAAATCAACAGTTTGAGTAGTTAAAAATTTAATATTAGTAGAAACAGAAGTTAATACTGTATTAGAAGGAACAAGTAAACCATATGTAGTAAAATCTGGGTATGTTATACCTGCACTAGATGTTGCTGGAATTAGTTGGTAAATATCTACTATAGTATTTGAGGCGTATGATGCTTTAGGGCGATATCCCATAACATAAGACATCGCATATAAATTTTCTTTCTCTTTAGCGTATAATAAGAAATTTTCTTGTACTTGAGTATCTAAGTAAAAAGACATTACATCACCTACGTAAGAAGCCATCTCAATGAACATATTACCAGGTGTGGCTTCAGAGAAATCATTATACGTTGTTGGAAAGTAAGTCTTAGCATACTGTTGTAACGTAGACTTAAAGTCAGTAAACGTTTTATTTAAATATGATATATTTGTATTTTCACTGTTAGCCATTATTAATTAAATTGTAATGTTACTTGGTCTGGTGTTTGAGATATGTTTAAAAAATAGTTTACACTAAGACTTATAGTGTTATAATCTGTATTAGGAGCTATGTCTATACTAGTAACTGTAATTTCAGGTATAAAAACTCTTATACTATCAGATAAACTATTAATCAAAGCATTTAAATTATTTTCTGTAATACCCTCAAATAAAAATCGTCTTAAATTACAACCAAAAGTAGGATTCATTACTCTTTCACCAACATCAGTTAATAATAAATTAACTAAATTTGATTTTATCTGGTCTTTAGTAGTAAAAGTACTATTAAATACACCAGGACCATCAAAAGGAAGAGATACCCCAATAGCAATATTTTTCTGTAAATCTAACGGATTTACTCGTATCGTTTGAGGTATTGGCATGTTATCCTAAATTTCTTAATCCTGATAAGTCCTGTTGAGACATGTTTGCCCCGGCATCTGCTATAAATGCTGCAAATGGATTATCTGATGTTTTATCAACTTTAAGTTGAGACTGAGGAGCATCATAGCCAAACATATTTCCTACTTTGCTTCTTAAAGCAGCTCTAGCTTCAGCATTTCCTGATGGTACATCGCTACTGGTAAAACTAACTGTTTTGCTTTCAGTTAATTCTTGTTTCTTTTGTTCTAATAAAAGAATACCGATTTCTTCACGAACTGCTTCGCGAACCGCTTCCTTAATTAATTGTTTAAATAATTTTGCGTTCATAATTATAAATATTTTATCCTTGTAAGTTTCGTTGATCAATAACTAGTTTTAATTGGTCTACTAGATCTTGAGGGTCTAATGTAAATGAATATTCGCTTTTTAATACTTCTACACCATCACGATCAGTTGCTACGGCATATCTACGTTTATTACCTTTAACTTCAAATGCTTTATTTTCTTCTACTTTAATTTTAAATTTAAATCCTTTATATGAAGGGAAATCATCAACATTAGTATATATAGCCGATGATAATTCATTAAATTGTTGTTCATTTAAATCAGTAGCTGATTTGCTATCTAACAATTGATTAATTTCTTTTAATCTTTCAATTAATTCATTTAGTTTTGCTATTTCATTTTCAAGAGAAATTGTAGCTATAGCTAATATAACACTTAATGCTGATATTAATCTTAATGATTTTTCTATCGTTGTTATAATTCTAGTAATTAAATTAACAGGAATACCTATACCAGGGGGAACCGCGGTTGGAATAGGTAGAGCTGATAATATTCTTACTACTGCATTAAAGATTGTAAGATATAAATTTATTTGGTTGATTGTTTTTTGAAGACTGGTTAATTTATTAATTGTATTATTAATTAAAGTAACAGTATTATTTCTTAAATTAGTAGCAATTACTATTTGTTCTGGTGTGTTAGCTCTAATGATATATTCATTAACTTGATCTACTAATGCTTCAAGTCTAGCTCTTTGAGATATAATAGAAGCAAATTTGTTAGTAAGCTGTAGAGCAATAATTGGCGCTAACGTTTTAGCAGCATTTAAAGCTACTTTTTTAGCTAAAGCTCTTCTTGCTTCTGCTCTTTGTTGTTTAGATAGTTGTTTTCTTCTTTTTCTTCTAGCTTTTCTTCTATTATTAGCTTCTTTTATTTTACGATAAGGATCTAAAATAATATTTTGAATTTCTATTTCTAACTGATTTCTTCTTTCAACTAAAGCTGCTTTTTTCTCTTCATAAGACTTATTCTCAGCAGCTACAGCTTCATCATATTTTTCTTGAGTGATCTGATTATTTTTTTTAAGTATACTTAAACGTTTAAGTTCAGTATTATGATCACTCCCTAACTTAATTTCAGCTAAAATAATTTCCTGAACACGTTGTCTTAATTCTTGTAATTTGCCTATAGAAACAGATAGTAATTTTGCTTTTGCTCCATCTTTTATTTGATCTCCAAAAGTTTTTATAGCAGTTGAAGATGAAATTGTTTTAACTACATCTGGAGATATTACAGGTGATATGTTTACATTATTAGCCATTAAGCCGTATATGATGTTTGTGATAATATAGATTCTAAAGCTTCCTCAGCAGCTTCAACGTCATTCATTAATCCTTGAGCTGCATTTATTATGTCCATAGCTGGTGCTCCTACTGGGCTTCCTACTACTGTCGATAGAGATGCTCCAAAAGTTCCTAATCCTTCTAACAATCTATCTAATAAATTATACAGTTTATCTCCTAATACCATGTGTTCTGTAGGTAATCCATTATTAACAGTTCCTAAAAAAACAGCGTTTGTGTTTAAATGTACTCTTTCCCCAGCATTTAAGTTAATAATGTTTTTAGTATTAATTTCAACATTAGTATTTGCAAATATCATTACCTCATCTTTTTTAGAATTTAAAGTAACTCTATCTGATGTTATAATAACTTGAGGGTTAAAGTAATCAGGAACATTTACAGGCTTAGTAAGAGGATTTAAGGTACCTGTTCTGTTTGTTTGAAGAGGAATTTTTTGATTTGTAGTTAAATAAATAGAAGAAGCATCTTTATTTATCTGCTCAACATAATATTTACTATTAGGATCAAAATTTAATCCATTAACTAATAATGTTATAGGATCAGTTTCATCACCTATTGAACTCCATTCATTTGTAGATTTAACTTTAGCTGTAGTACTAAATCGAAAAGAATTTCCTTGTCTTCCTTGAATTATAGTGTCCCCTTCAAAGGGTAATAATCGTCTTATATTAGGATTACTCTTAAAAGTAATTCCTAAATTAGCAGTATCCGAAGCAGGGATAGAATTTTCTTGTACGTTATTCCATAAATTTATAGTAATATAATATTTTTGGATAGGGGTATTGGTTTTTTTCTTATTACCCTGAGATACAGGAGAGGGAAGATCAATTAGGTAAACTAATTCTCCTATGACTGGAATATATTGTAAATGAGGGAATAAAGGATAAGCTTGAGGTAATGCTATAAGTGTATCTAAACTTTCTTCTATTTCTTTAGAATTATTGTATATTCTATAATATATAATTCCAATACCATCCCATCCACCAGCTTGTTGAAATAATTCTTTTGTTGGTGTGTCTAAAGTAGTTACAGCACCATAAACTTTTCCTATTTGAGGTTTTAGTGAAGGTCCTGCTACTCCAGCAGCGGCAGATAATGCTGTATTATATGAAGATAAATTTGTTTTCAATTTTATCCATTATTTAATTGTACTACAGGTGCCTGATCAAGTAATTTTTGACCTTGTTCTTGTACTGCTTTTTGTTCTTCTAATAAAGCATTAATTTCATCCATATTAATCAGATCCTGTCCTGTATTAGCATTGACAGTTGCCGCACGTTGTGCGATAGCTGCCATTTTAATTAATTGTTCGTTATTCTTTACGTTAACATCAATTAAATCTTTGACAGTAGGCATTAACATTACAGCAGAACCCGCGTTAGATGTGGCCATTGGCTTCATTGTTTCAATGAATTCACCAATTTGTTTATCAATATCTTTATTATTTTTATGTATTTTTTTGAATAAGTCCGATAGGGACATACCATCAAATACCTGTACGTCATCAAAATTTGCCATAAATGCGTTTACCAATAAATATGAATAATTAAATCTTTATATGTCCGTGATTATAATATTCATTATATAACTGAACATAGATAAGTTTAAGCTTTTTAATAATTTTGGTAATTTGTGGTGTAGATACGTCTGTAATTTCGCGTATATAGATGTATAATGCTTTTTTATTGAATATTTCTAATGTTTCGCGTTTGCGGAATAATTCAACAATAGCATCTGCTGTTTGAGCGTCTTGTTTTTTAGGAAATAATTTAAATAGATGATTATCTATATATTTGATATATTGATCAATAAAACTCATTTCATCAAATGCATTCTCTATATTTTTATCATTTTCATAGAGCATCATTTGTTCATCATCTGATTCATCTACATCAGCTTTCTCCTGGAGTTTTTTGTAGTTGTTTTCGTTATAAACAATTAGATAACGTTTAGCAATAGTCCCAAAATAAGAGAATGCTTTACCTTTAGTTGGGTTATATAAATGAAGTTTTTCAAGTAAAAATGTAATTACTTCATGCTTTAGTTCTTCAATCGTATCTGTATCCGTGTAGTAGAATTTAAATGTATGAATAATATTTTCGGATAATTTATAAAAACCATATTCAATACGATCGTTATAAATACGATTACGTTCAGCTTGATCAGTACAAGCCAAATATTCTACAATAGCATCTTCAGTATCTTGAGTAAAATAAATACGAGGTTCTTTTGGTTTGCGTTTACGCGGTTTACCTCGTTTAGTTAGCGCTAGAGTATCTTCAGCAAATATATCAGCGCCATAATTATCATAGTATGACATAGTGATTTTTCTAATTTTTAATCCCAATATAAGGAAAAAAAATCACGTAACCAAACTAGTTTCTAGAATTATTAAACTCACTAATGATTTCTTGAATTTCTTTTAAATTTCTAAAGAAAGTACCAACTTCATCATCAGTTTGAAAAGCACCTAATACATCTAATTCTTTTAATTTTTCATTAGAATTATTGATAATAATACCAATAGCATCTATATATTCACGTTGTTGTGATACTGCTTTTTCTAGAGCATTATTACGTCTAATAAGGAAGAATATTCCAACAGCAGCTACTTCAACAAGGTGAATTACTATTAACCATATCCACATCATAATTACCTAGAAAATTGTTGTGAAAAATCATCTTGTTCTAAAGAAACAATTTCTCGAACTTTTTCAATTTGTTCTTTTAAGTTATCAATAGATTCAAGAATACTATCTTGATCCATTCCTCTGTTTACTTGAAGTTTAATTCTATTAGCAGTTGCATCTAATTGATTTAATTTATCAAGTGTGTTGTTTTTAAATTTCATAATATATGTTTATATATAAATATATGATAAGTTGTGCCCCCCGCTACCCTCTACGTTTCTTCCCGTTCCCCTTATTTCCCTAACCCTCGTAGGTTGAAGTTACGGGAGAAATTTTATACTTCCAAAGAAAAAGGGCGTCTTTTTCAAGACACCCTCTTTTATTATAATTTATTAAAATTAGATCTTAACATCTGGTGTATCGATACCTTGACCAGCGCCAGTAGCTCTATCCATAGCAACTCTAAATGATTGAGTAGCTAATTTATCTAATGTTTTATCATCTGGAATATCTTCACCTTTTGCTTTTAACTTAGCAACTAATTCTTTTTTAGCTTGATAAACACCAGCTTTAACAATACCGAAAGCAGTAGCAGCTAAAGCACCAAATCCACCAATAGCTTGGATAGCATCCATCATTTCAGGACTTAAAGCTTCATCCATTTTCTCTTTCTTATCTTCTCCTTTAGCTTTTTTCTTTTCAGCTAATACAGTAACTAATTCTTGGCGAACCATTTCTTTTAATTCGCTCTTAGTCAATTTTTTCTTTTTAGTTTCCATTTCGTTTATGGTATTAATTTTTGGTGATTGTTTTAATATTGTTTTTACAACTTCCAATTGTTTTGGATCATCAACGATTACTTCAAAATATCCCTCTAACTTATTATCTACGGCTTGATCTGTATCTAGGGCAACTCCTGCCTTTTCCATACGGTTCAAAAACGCAGCTTTATCTTCGAGAGCAATTTTAAATGTAGCCATTTATGTTTGACAATAAATATGGATAAAACATAATTCCCATCATAGTTTTTATGGTTATTCCCTCCCCTCTTCATATCCGTATATA